ATGCCAGCTAATGAGAATACACCAGGTAAGTACTGGTGCTTCACTTCATATCACAATGACTGCCCAGTATTCGATGCAGGGACCATGCAATATCTTGTATACGGAGGGGAAATCTGTCCTCGTACTGAACGAAGACATTGGCAATGTTATGTTGAGTTCAAATCTAACAAGAGACGTAAAGCCGTTAGCAAAATGTTTAATGGTGTTCATCTCGAGCGAAGAAATGGAACAGCTCAAGAAGCAGCCACATACTGTAAAAAAGATGAGCAGTTTGTCGAACATGGAAGCATTGGAGAAGTCAATCAGGGAAGACGAACTGACATACATGATGCAGCCAGCTTGGTCGCCGCTGGGCAGTCAGTTCGAAGTATCGCTGAGTCCAATCCAAGATTGTTTGCTCAGTACGGACGAGGTCTTACCTTTCTTTCAGCTGTCACCAACTCAGGCAGATCTATCAGATGGAGAGATGTCAAATGCCAGATGTGGTGGGGAAAGACCAATCTAAACAAAACACGTACGTGGTTTGATAAATACTGGGATGAAGGATGTTATCGTTTTCAATATGGTAATGGTAAGTCTTGGTGGGATGGTTATGATGGTGAAAAACACATTCTGTTCGATGAATTCAATTGTCAAATATTGTTATCAGAAATGCTAATGTTGACAGATGGATATCCAATGAGATTGGAATGTAAAGGATCACATACTTATGCAAAATGGGAAACAGTTACCATCATTTCAAACGATGATCCACAGTTTTTTTACAACAGTTGTTCTACAGATAAAAGAAACGCATTCGCAAGAAGGTTTGAAAAGTTAATTCATTTTACTAGTGAAGGACAAATTGAAAGCGAATACAAATTTGCTGAATCTAGTGTTGGTTTTTTTGATAGAGCATAAAATAATATGTTGGGCCCACATCGCTCCCGCTGCGCGAGCATTGATCACACCGAGTGGGCAAGAGTCTGTGTTGTCGCCGCGTTGTCGCTTCGCCCGCGGCGAGACTATGCGTTAGTTTGAGGAACATTGTTGCCACTTTCTTCTTGCATTATTGTTAAAGCATTGGCACCTGGAGCAGTGTAACCAGTTGCAGGTTTGCGAAGAAGTGTAGGTGGATTTGGCGACAACATAACATAATTGTAATGTGTCTTTGTGATAGTATCTAGTTTGGGAGTGGTGTACCATTGACCTGATTGAGAATCAGCTGGTATTCCTTCAAACTTAGTAAAAACAAACATTTCACCCTTTTTGTGAAGAATACAAGGACTGAAAGTAGGTGGAAATGTTCTACTAGAACCAGTGAATAAATGAGAAGTGTTGACAGTATAAGGTTTGTTGGTTTGAACAGTTAACATTTTTGTTGCGCCTGCTTCAAGTTCATATTTCTGAACCTTGAAAATGTTAAAATAAGAACAAAATTTGTGAGAATCGAAAGGAGTAAGAGAAGCATCACTGACGCCTGAATTGGCTGAACCGCTTTGCGTATCAAGACCTCTTTGAAAAAAACCGTCGCCAAGCAACTGACAAAGATCTTGATAATTTTGGCCAGTACCGATATCATATCGAACTCGGCAAAAATACGATTGGCAAAGAACTGAGGCATTGCTGGTGTTGATGACAGTAGTCACCTGTTTGGAATTCTTGACAATGAACTTGGTTTCGAAAGAATCAGAGACATCATTTGCATCGGAAATCTGAGTGATTTCCTGAGTCATGTCACCAATATGTGCAATTCAACCATGAGGATGTGAATAAGCAGTAGAAAAACCATTGTAGATATACTGACATCGTTTGCCCTGCATAGCGGTTCCAGCAGAGCCCGCTCTTGTGTCAGCATTGTCGTAGTCCAAAGAATGAATGTTAGCTGGCTGCCATTGGACACCGTTTTTAGGGACAACGCTTGCCCTGAATAGCGGATCCAGCAGTGACCAATCTTGTATCAGCATTGTCGTAGTCCAAAGAAAGAATGTTAGCTGGCTTCCATTGGACACCGTTTTTGGGTGTTTTACGTGTTCGTCTGCGTGGTTTACGTGCGACTCGCTTACGCTTCACCACCCGGCGTCTTGGACGACGTTTAGATGCACGAGCACGAAGGAAAGATTTACGAGCGACCATGTTAGAACGAGAAGGTAGACTGCGATAAGCTCTACGAGCATTGGGTGCAGCTGAAAAATAACACATATAACCAGAATCTTGATATGGTTGTGTACAGAAACTAACTGCACAATGATAGTCAGAAATATTTCGTGGAGTCATATTGGGAAACGTAATAAGCAAATGAAAAATGACGAAAAAAAAATTTGTCAACCAGGGGGTTCGAACCTAGGCGTGTAGGTTTAAATCAGTGCACTCTAACACTATGCTAACGTCGGTTATCGAACACCTAATTGACATGATACGGCGCACTTTCGCGCGCCTTTATATGATTTGCCTCCATTGAAATTTGATGTCCGAAATTTGAATTCGGCTTTTTGAAATTGAAAAATGAAATTGGTGTCCCATATTTTCACTTTTCATTTTCACACCCTAATTTAATAGGGTTTTTTGACTTTTTTGACTTTTTTGTTATTGTTATCGAAGTACCTATAGGTAATAATAAAAACAGATTTACTTCGATAACACTCTGTTTTTTGGACTATAGGTACTAGATGGA